TTAAAGTATAAGCCATTTGTTTTGTCCTTAGTTTCTTGTAGTTCTAATGTTATTATTTATAAGAGTTTAGTCTGCTAAATAATGTTTTGTGGTATTATTATCATGCTCTGAGAGCGCTATAATAGCATAGTGTAAAACTTTCATTAAGTCTTTTCTATGATCGTCGGTAGAACCTTTTTTACCATATCGCTGTGCATACTTTAGAATATTTCCTATAGTAAACCCAACACCGTGTCCACAATCACTAATGAATTCCGTGGACTGGAATTTATTCCTACTGTAATGTCCAGAGTAGGTGCCATCAATATAAGTTTGGAGCTCTTCTATTAGAGCTCCCTCGTTAAACTTATAATCAATGTCATATTGTTTCATTAATTTATTCGCCATCTGTATGGATCTCCTGTTCAGTTGTTTCATCAACTCCTTCAGCTAATTCTACTGAAGGATCTACCTTGGCGTATAAATCTATAAACGCCTCTTTGGTGTCATCGTCAAACCTGTTAACACAAAGTTGGACTGCTTTAGTCTTGTCTTTGAAAACTGCGTATGCGTTAACAATATGCTCGAGTCTACGTGTTGAAATCAACTCGTCTATGGCACCTTCGTAATATGTCTTACGAATAACATCACTCCAAGTTACAAGATGAGTAGCAAAGTCTTCGTCTAGGTTGTTCACCCTTTCCATTTTCTTCATTACAATCTTTTTCTCGGTAGCCATTGTAGGGTACTCCTGCTCCACGGTAATAGCAAACCTTTCTAGGAATGCCTCATCGAGGATGTTGGCGGAAATAAATTTGCCGTCATCTGAACCTCGACCCTTAGTATTGGCCGTAGCCACTAAGTTAAACCCTGGAGCAGGAGTTATAGTATCGCCTGTCTTCTTGTTGAAATAAGGCTTCCCCTCAAGGATGGCTTGTAAGCACATCAACTTGTTTGAACCCCTATCTACTTCATCAAGAATGAGAACAGCGCCCCGCTTCATAGCGGTGAGGACGGGCCCTTCTCTATACACGACGTTACCATCAACTAGAGTATTTCCACCTATCAAATCGTCCTCATCGGTTTCAATACTTATATTAACTCGTATGGCTTCACGTTTAAGATTAGCACATACTTGTTCAACCATTGTCGTCTTACCATTACCTGATAATCCGCTAATGAAAATTGGGTAGAACATACTTGTAGAAAGAACTGTCTTTAAGTCCTTGTAGAAACCAAACGGGACGAATGTCTCATCTTTATTTGGGATCAAGTTATCTACAGTTACATTCAAAATTGCCTGAGTCAAAATCGCTGGAGCCGGAGCTACCGTTGCTTGATTTGTTTGGACTACTGCCAAGGGCACAGCCTGTGCAACTTGTCCACCAAACATTGTAGTAAGATTATAAATCCCACGCTCAACCTTGACTTCAGGTTTGCCGTTTATCAACCACGCTGGGAAGCCAAGTCCAATGGACGCTGCTGCCTCGATGATTGCCTTACGGGTAGATACACTAGTACCGTTGTCTTGTGACTGCAGTGTCTGGATTAAGTTTTCTCTGTCTATCATTTTCATATTGTAGTCCTCACTAATTTATGTTGTTTCTTCATTTTATACATGTATTATGCACTCTTTAGAAGCTTTTGTCAAGCATTCTTTTGAATTCTTTTTAGGGTCTATGAGAGGGGCTATTATAGGGTATGCCTTAGTATACCCTTGGGTACTAAAACCCCTTAGAGGGGTGCTAGTAGAGCCGTTTTTGGTGCCTTTTATCATCTAAGCCACTAACTCTATGATCTTATTGAGGAAAGTCCTTGAACTCTTCTTGGTCTTATTGAAGTTTCTAAAGCCCCTCAGTAAGTCTCCCTTCTTGGCTGACTTCACTATAAGCTCCTCATTCCCTACGTCTAAATCCTTGTTACCTTTAATAAGGAACCGAGCATTGTAACCGAAAGTAGGTGTTACTAAGGTAAACTTGTCTTTAAGAATCTCTTTCCAAGTTGTCTGCTCCCAGTCTCTTGTTACCCATCTAGGAGAGTTCTCACCATCCATCCATGCTGCTGAAAAACATTCTCTGTGGAATGCGTCTTTCTTGCCGTCTACAATGTGGAAGTTTATTACTGTTGAACCTGTAATTCTTTTGTAATGTTCTAGCATTGTATGAATTGAGACACCATCGTATCTGCTAAATGATTCTTTGGATGGGAGCTTAGTTACAACCGGTCCGTCTTTAATTGCTATTTGATCGTTGTATACATAACTGCTACCGTTTTTACCTGTCTCTTCTGAATCTCTGGAGTGATCTCTGTAAACTATTTGGTCTGTAGCGCCGCCGTCTGTTAGGAATATTGTAGTAAGAACTTCAACATTATATTTCTTTTGGAATCTTTCTGCCATTGAGAATGATGACAACACACAATTAGTAAGTGGAGTACCGCCTAGACTTAAATATCTATTTCTGATCTGTCCAAAATAAGTACTCTGATCTTTGCCACCCCATTGTCTGGAATAGTTATTGTAGCCTACTTTCATTAGTAGTAGGTAGCTAACTGCATTTATAAACTCTGACTTCTTACAAGTAGAGCTAAGTAAATGTACTAGCCTAAAACCATCGTTTGTTAAAATCATCTCACCATTAGGTGTGTCTGCTAGAATCTTTTTCTCAACTTCTTTGTTCTGAGAGAATGGACCTGAAGTATCTTCTACCCACTCACCTGAGTCATTGTAAAATCCATCTGAATGTCTATCTGAAAATCCATACACATCAAATGGTATGTTTATTTTTCTGCAGAACAATGCCATGTTAAGCATCTGTTCTATTGTTCCTGCCATTGATCGTTGCATACTACCTGAAAGGTCTACATACATTATTATACCGTGGTTCTTACCATTAGGAACCATTGTAGTTGAGTGGAATAAATCCTCTGTCAACTTGTATGCCCAGAGCTTGTCCTCATTCAACTTACCTGTTTTAGAAGTTTGATTCTTCTTAGAAGATGCTGCTGCCTTCTTCATCTCAAATTGCTGAGCCATTGAAGCTATAATTGGATTGGAGTTTCTTATGAACTCTTGGTACATGCCATTAGCAATAGCCTTGTACTCTGATTTTGGAACGTCTTGTGTGTCCCAGTAGTCTGTACCAGTAACCTTCTGTAGGTCTATGGACTTGTCCCAGTCATATAGGTTGTCCATTGAGATGACTAGTTCATCACCTTTAAATCTTTTTGGGAGGGTCAAGTAAACTATTGGCTGAGCATCAAGTTGAACCAATGTTTCTTCATTAAGTCTAAACTCATCATCTGTAATTGACTTCTGTCCACCTTGGCTTAGGAAGTCATGCATCTTTTTAGTTTCTTTTATTTCTTCTTCTATCTTTGCCTGCTTCTTCTCAGCCTCTTCTCTCGCTTCGAGGTATTCGTTGTTAGCTTTTTGCTCAGCTTCTTGCTTTGCTCTTTGCTTTTCGTATTCTGCTTGACGTTTAGCTCTTTCTTCTTTATACTCCTCATTTTTACGATCCCAATACTCATCGTCTGTCTCGTCTTCGCCTTGCTCACCGCCTGGTGTGCCTGGTTTTGGGTTTCCGTCTTCATCTGTATCTTCAGATGAGCTGTTGCCTTCACCTGCTTCGTCGGACTCTTCTTCTTCACCTTCTTCGTCTGAAGATTGATCGCCAAAGTCACTACGCTGAGGTTCACCTTGTTGTTCCTCACTCAATTCATCTAGGAGATCTTGAAGTTCTTGTTGAAGTGGCTCCAACTCGTCTTGTCTTTCTTCTGATTCTGCTTTAGACATGTCAGCCAGTTCGAGAGATAATACTTTAACATCTTCCCAAGTTTCTGTCTTTGCAACTCTGTCTAGAAAATTCTGTTCGTCAGCTGTAAATTTAAGACCTAGTAAGTGGCCTATTTTAAAGTGAAGGTTAACTCTGTCTACGAATGGGAGTTTAGATAAGTCTCTTCCTTTAACACCAAAAAAGTCTTTGTCGAATAATTCTTGGTACCCTTTATGAAATGACTTTGTTAGTCCAGGGTATTGGGCTTTAATTTTTCTTTCAATCCTTGCGTCTTCTATAATGTTGTAGAAGGCTTTAAGATTAGGAGTATCACAAACCGCATCATGCCATCCTTCCTCAGGAGTGTTACGAGCATGGCCAACTTCATGTCCAATAAACAAATCATATAGATCGTTTGACATCTCTTTCCAAACTGGAAGATATAATGTACGAGCCTTGACATCAAATGCCGCTGTACTCATCTTAGGATCATGTACAATACTGATGTCTTCAGTAGCTAATAGCTTGGCTAGTATTGTCTTTGTTTCGATTTGATTCATAAAGTCCTCACTTTGTTTGTTTTCTTCATTTTATAGTACTATTATGCACTCTTTAGAAGCTTAAGTCAAGCACTTTATGAAATCTTTTCTCCTGTTATATCAGTAACTTACGTCAAAAGTTATAGATATTTGCCTTCCACCTGCTCCATATCCAGGGATTATCTCGAATTCATTGTCGAAAAGGTCCTGAATCTGTATGCCAAGGCGTGTTGTTGGGTTAATCCAATTACCGTAGTTGATTGAGAATACTGATACATCATCAATTGGCCTGCCAATATAGTCCAGTCCCTTATCAAATTCGCCTGCGTACTCAAATGACACATCACCATATGGTGCCTTTGTAACTGTCCAAGCAAACATTGTTCTATACTTAGCCTGAGAGGATACATCTGTATCAATCAATCCAACATAAGCAAAGAACTCACCAACGTCTGTCATGTATGTTTTTCTAATGTTCATACCTCTAGAAATGTAGTTGCCTGTATTAACATACTGCTGATTAGCGCTGTCATAATCTATACCTTCAGAGAAGTCATAATAGAATACTGATACAAGATCCCAACCAACTGTTAGTCCAATTGCTTCCTCACTTGATAAATCGGGGCTTGCTACAACATAGTCATCACCGTATCGTTCGTAAAGACTAGGACGCCTAACACTATTACCTAATGATATATTAAACTTACCTAGCTTAGTACCAACTCTAATTGTGTGATCTCCTTCCTCAGTTCTAATACCTAACCCTACATTATTATAATCGTAATTCAAGTAACCAGCTACTGTGTCTCGCCAGTAGCCTAGCGTTGCTGTATCGTATGACTCTCTTTGTGCTGTTATACCTACAAGTAGTCCTGGCATTATCTCTTTGTTTACATCACTATATATTCTATCTGATTTAGATTCCCAGCCCGTATTATGTTTGGAATCATCTAAGGTATATCCGAATGTAAAGATATCATTTCTTAATGAGGTATCTACTTTGTATCCTTCTTGACTACAATCGTTTGAGGGAGTCCACCCTACCCAACAATTATCATAATCATATTTGTATTCTTGGTAACTAGAAACTAGTGTCCAGTCTTTGTACTCTCGTTTTGTTTTAAACGATATTGTTTCAAAGAAGTCTTCTTCTTCATTGTCTGTTCTTACTGAACCATTAGATCCTTTGTATGCTGATAGTTGAAAGTTCTCATGTCCTACTACTAGGTTAACTAAACCATCACCGCCTTTATAAAAAACAGATCTATCGAAGTTGTCCTCAATAAGAACTACACCTCCCATAGATGAGCTACCATATAATGCTGTTGGTCCTTGGTATATTTTATACGATTGGAATAAAGGAATATCTAATCCTATATTATACCAACCGGAACCTGGATCGTTTACAGGGATCCCGTTTCTATATACTGCTGTATGTTTTGCGTCTGTGCCATTTAGTTTTGGTGCCATGAAGCCACCAACACCACCGGGGGTGTATAACATCGTAGGGTGTAGTGCTTCTATTGCAGATGAATCCGTTTCCGGATCTGAGTCTGTAACAGATATCGTTGCGCCTACAACTATTACTTCTTCTATGTCTGAGGCGTATACTGTTGTCGTAAAAAATCCTACAAGCAATAATGCAAGTAGGAGTTTAGTGTTATTAACGTTCATTTTTCTCCTAATTTATTTTATTATTATTTAGATAGAGATTCTATCCATTTTTTACATCCTTTGATTCCGTAACCAAAAGAAGCACCTGCTTCACCGCAGGGATAATGCTTAAGATAAGCTTCCCTGTCTGTAAGTCCTCGATTTCTCTTTTTCCTAGGGAGGTCCATCCATTGACAATACTGTCCTGTTCCATCCACATAAAAACATGTGTTGTATGTAGGCCAGGATGTCTTTCTCGATGGTTTGTTTATTGGGCTGATGGGAGGTATAATTACTGTCCCGTCAGGCAAAATAATTGTTGCATGGTTTGGGACTCTTTTATCCTGTTTAAATTCATTAACAAGAACACCCCCAATAATAGATCCTATGATGAGGTTATTAAATTCTGCATCTGCTTGTGCTGGTTGCGAAAATACACCTACTAGTAGTCCTAGTAATGCGCCTGCAATAAAAGTTCCGTATCGTAGTCTCATTATTTATCCGCCTTATCTTTTAGGAGTTTTTCAATTCTCCTTTGCTGTTCCTTTATCTTTTCTGCTTGGTGCATTATTGTGAGGAACTCTTTATCTACTTCGCTCCTTTGTGGAAACTCTATTACTTTATCAGCCATATATTCTCTCCTTTATTTACTATAAGACTAAGTATACTATCTATTTAACCTTTTGTAAAGTACTCTTCGTTGTTTTTGGTCCTTTACTTTTCTTGTTAGCAGCTTTGTTTCTAAGTTCTAAACGCTTCGTAACTTGGTCTGGTGTCATCCAATAATCCTTACCTCTTATCATCTCTTCAATTTCTTTGTCTGTAAGGAAGTCCTTGTACACTTGTTTAAAGAGTTGAGTAGCCCATTTGTTATCTGCCATTACACTCTCTAGTTGTTCATGTCCTTTACCCCAATTACCTGAGCTGTAAGTATGGAACATGAAGTGAGAATGATCTGATATCTCACATACATCTGCACATAAGAATATTAGAGTGGCTGCTGACATACACATGCCTTCTACCGAGGCAACTACTGTTGCTGGGCATTGGGATATAGATCTCATTAACTGAATAGCTGTAAATATTTCACCACCAGATGAATTGATGTGAATAATAACCGCATCGTTCTCACCGGCTTGTCTCATTAACTGGTTCCAATCCTGATACTCTTTAGCATCTGTAATTGTACCTGTTAGATAAAAGTCGTATACTCGTGCCAGTGGACGTTCATATGCGTTTTGTAATTGTAGGGCTTTATTGTTAGACTCGTTCATAATATCTCGTTACCGCCTTAATCTTTTCAATCTGTGTATCAATGATAGCCACTCTGTTAGGCCAATGTATATATTCCTTTTCAGGATTCTTTTGCAAATTGTAAAGTAGAGGAAGAACAAGATCTTCTACGTCACGAAGTTTAGTTGCCACGTCGGACTCAATTAACGCTCTGTGTTCGTTAACCATTCCAGAGTTATCAGCTTGTAGAATTTTTGCTTCTAACTGCGTGAGTTTATCTAGTAATTTATCTGTTTCAATAGAAGGAGCAATAGCCTGTTGAGGGTTTAAATTCTCTGGTTCGTCTACTGCTGTAAAGCCAAAATCGAAAGCGTCTGCCATGATGTCTCCTTATTATATATTATTTATAACTACTTCTTAGGAGAAGATAGCCTTTGGTATTTCTTAATCTTTTTATCTATAGACTTAAGAGCTCTTTTAATTTTCTCTTTAGACGCTCTCATAGTAAAGTTCTGTCCGAGCATGTGATCGTATTCATGTTGTATTACTCTTGATGTAATACCTTCATACGTCTCCATCTTTTCTTCACCTAACTCGTCCCAATACTTAATCATACATACTGTAGGTCTTGAAATCATTAACCACAGTCCCGGGAACGATAAGCATCCTTCTTTCATTGCTTCTGTCTCTTTACCTACACCCATGATCTCTGGGTTAAAGAATGCCTTTTGCATTCCATCAGGTTGTCCGTCGCCAATTACAAACACCTTGGCGTCTATGCCAACTTGGTTAGCAGACAATCCTACTCCACCTAGTTCAGCCATTCTCTCTAACAAACGAGCCTTTAGTGCAGGTGCATCGTTGCCTTCAAATACATAAGGAGTAGGAGGTGTTCTAAGTTGAGGGTCTGCAAAGTTTATAAGCTCTAGTGGATCTACTTCCGTTGCTTCTTGTACTTCTGTCAATTCCATTTCTTCCATAATTAATTTCCTATTGTTGGTCGTTTATCGTCTTCAATTATTCCGTCGTAACCTTTGAATCTATAGTATACTGTTATCTCTTCGCCTGACTTAATAGGCATAGTAGCATACAATGTTCTGTCACCTGCATCAGTAGTAATAAAACAGTTTGGATTCTCACTATGATTTATAAAACCTCCGAGGGGCGTTCTAATCCATTCATGTCTGTCTCTGCTGTGTACTAACACATGGGTCTCACCAAAGACCGTACCGGCATCAAAAGATTGCTCTGCATGTAATCCTAAACCTTCGATCTTACTCTTCTTAATTGTAAGCCCTATAGGAAGTGGTCTGTATGTTGCGTTGGTATTAATTTTCATCATCCAACTTAGCTATATATTGTTGGTAACCACCAATTGATTCTCCGTCTACTATTATCTGTGGGAAGGTTCGAGCAGTTGGAAACTTCTCAAAAAACTCTTCCTCAGTATAGTCTGCATCTAACATGAAGTATTCATGGTCTATGTTTCTTTGTTTGGAAATATTCTTAGCTGCATCACAATATGTGCATCTAGACTTTCCATATATTTCTACCTTCATTTTTATCTCCTTCTTAAAAATCTTATCCCAATTATCTGAGTACGCCTTATCGTTGGCGTTCCTTCTTTTGGAACCCTTACCACCGTGCCACTGGCTCACTTACTAATAACAGAATAGTTCTGTCTCTTCTCAAACCTAATAACAGATCTAAATTTATCAAACAACTGATCTCCCTTGTGTGAGATTACAAATACATTCGTATCATCACCTATAGTGTTCAACAGTTGCATCACATAGTCTGTTCCATTGTTATCTAAACTACTATCAAACACTTCATCTAATAGTAGTATGTTTGTACTAGCGCTGTTCTTCATCTTAGCAATCGTTCGCCATGTAAACACTAGGGCTAAATCTATTCTTTGTTTCTCACCTTCACTAAAAGATGCGTAACTAAATTTGTCTCTGTGTCTAGACTTAATAGTCTCTTTAAATGTGCCGTCTAAATCAAACTGCACAAAGAAGTCCATCGCTGCTAAATATTTGTTTACAAGTTTATTTATTATAGGTAGATAGGCTTTTATGATTTTTGTTTTAATACCGGTATCCTTCAGCATAGACTGTGCGACGCTGTAGTACTGGCCTGTTTCACTTAGCTCTGTTCTGTTTACTGTTTTAGTTACAGCTTCTTTAGCTAATGTTTTTAATTTCTTTCTTTCGTCTGTAATGTTACCTACTTTAGTTTCAGTATCATTTAATTCTAGTTGTAGTCGCTGTTGTATTCTTTGTTGTGTAATGATCTCATTATTAGACTCCATAATCTTACTGTCTAACTCTGAAACCTTTGCTACAAGAACTTCAACCTCGTCATACTTTATATTCAATTCTGTAAGAGCACTATCAAGAGCTGAGATCTTTGACTTATCTCTTGTAGTTATAGTCTCCTTGTGTTCGTGTTCTATGCCTTGCTGACATGTAGGACACTCTTCATTTGAATCAAAGAATTCTATTTGCTTTCTGTGTGAACTGATTTGTCCTTCAAATTTTGTTCTATATCCTTCAAGTTGTCTTTTCTTTTCTGAAACAGTACCAATCGCCTGCTTTGCCTCTGTTGTCTGTCGAACCTCATCTTGAGCCGTCTTGATCGCATTATCAGTTTCCTTTATTGTTTCTACGATTGCTTTAACCTTAGAGGACTTATCGTCTTCTAGTGTCTTGATATACTGTTCTTGTATTGTAGCTTTTTGTTTGGCTACAGTCAAGTCTCCTTCAACTATTCTTTTCTTATTTTCCAAGTCTGCTAGTTTAGTTTTTAAAACATCGTTCATAGATGAGAATATACTAATGTCTAATATGTCCTCAATTATCTCACGTCGAGCACCCAGGTGTAACTGCATGAAGGGAGTGAATGATGCACTACCTAACATAACAATCTGAGTAAACGATTTATAGTTAAGTTTTAAAATAGACTCTTCCAAATACTTCTGGAAGTCTCTTATGTTAGCGTTCTTATCTAACTGATCGCCGTTAATCTCGATGTCGAAAATCTTTGGGATCTCGCCACGCCTAATGAGATAATTCTTACTGCCTATACTAAATTCTATTTCTACTAACAGCTTCTTCTTATTTATAGAATTAATTAATTGGGGCTTGGATACAGATCTAAATGGCTTGTTAAACAATGCGAACGTTAATGCATCTAACATTGTACTCTTACCACTGCCGTTCTCTCCTAGTATTAATGTGCTAGGTGAATGATCAAACTTTATTTCTGTCCATGCGTTGCCAGTAGATAGAAAGTTTTTCCATCTTAAATTTTTAAATATTATCATAGAGTGTCCTGTGCCTCAATGTATAACGACTGTAATAGATTCTTAACTCTATGTTTATCTAAGTCTGTCTCTACTTGGTCTACATAATCTTTTAATAGTGTCATTGTATCCTCCAAGTCTATGTCCTCACCTAATGCCTCGTCCTCAAACTCTGAAAAGTCTTCAATAATTTTTAAGTCTATTAGGTTACATGCGTATAGCTTGTCTACGAAATGATCAAACCTTGTGAAGTCTGTCTTCTTACTTACAATTAGTTTAACACAACCGCCGACAATAGAGTTAAAATCAAAATTGCTAATATCATTGACACCTTCGAAATCGTTATCGTTGTAATAAATTTTGTGGAAGAGTCTAAACGGGTTGTCGCTGTAAGTAAGATCTCTTTTAACCGTGTCGAAAACGGCAAATCCCCTGGGATCGTTATAGTCAGACCAAGTAATTTCATAAGGGTTTCCCATATATGTAATGTTGCCTCGACTATGACGGTGATGGAAGTGGCCACTAACGACAAGATCAAACATGTTAACAGAACTAGGATCCATCCCATGAAGATTAGGCATTCCAGGAAGCATGTCATAACCCGCGAACTCAAAATGTCCGAAGCAAGTCTTTGCATCGGTTCCTTGTATTGCTTTAATTGTTTCATCATAATTTTCACCACATATCCATGGGAGAAATAATACCTTCTCCCGATCTAACATTATCTCAGTTGCTTCCTGATACAATGTAACGTTATCGTATCCCCCTAACAATAAGTTAGGAGAGTTTACATCATTTGTATTTTTAAAATATGTATCATGATTGCCTGGAATCATATGTACATCAATGCCTAGCGATGATGCCTTATCAAAGAAGTATCTCTTACAAGACTGTAATGTATTAAAGTTTATATACTTACGTCTATCAAACACATCTCCAAGATGGCAAATTGTTTTTATATCTTGCTCAACTAATTGAGGAAAGAAAAATTCATCATAAAATTTGGCAAAGTAAGCATCGAAAGCTAGGCTATCTGAGCGTGCACCAAAGTGTGTGTCTGTTACAAGAGCAACCTTCATAGATTACGCCTCGTATATCGCGCTGTTAGCTCCGTGTTCACGAACCTCACAAGACGTAGCGAAACATCTACCACCACTCTTTTCAGATACCAAGTTGTCTGCAAAATGAAATGCCTGCTCAGCAAACTTCTCACAACCTACGCCATTCATAACTCTCACTTCTGAAAGTCCTCTAGCTTCTGTTTGTAAAAAGAATTCCATTTCAGGATCGTCTTTTGCTACTGCGTGCTTGTGATCAAAGTTATCTTTTAGCCATGCTTTAAGTTCTTTCAAGTCTCCAAAGTCGACTACCCAATTTTTGTCATCTAAAATATTACAACCAAATGTAAATTTAAAAGATAAAGCATAGCCGTGTAGTAAACTACAATGGCTGTGTAATGCTAGTGGTTGTCTAAACATACAGGATAATCCTTCTTCGTGTCCGTATGTCTTAGTTGATAAGTATTTAAATTCTTTCATTATGTAAGCTCCTTATATAGATTAGTAGCTGAAAAGTATTCTTTTTCCAGCTTATCTCTGTTTGTTTCAATGGCCGTTTGTACTGCCTGGTGTTCAAAGTTTGTCATCAAGTCTGTTATCTTCTGACATAACTCTTCCTTATGGTCCTGGTATGTCCTCCAATCTTCAGCCCAATCTGATGGGTATTTAAATATGTCATCATACATTTCCATATAAGAAAGTCTATTAGGAACTAATGGAATCCCACCGCCTCTTAATATCTCATAACAGCTGATGCCTAATGTCTCTTGATTGTTTGCTGAGAATACCATTTTAGATTCTTCGATAAGTCTGTTGTATTCTGGTTTTGTAAGATTGTAATCATTACAATTAATAAATTGGTATTGAGGTAATTCCTCTGCCAGATCTAGAAATATATCTAGTTGTTTTTCTGGTGCGTTTCTGTGAGGGAATAGAATAATATCTTTCTTTTCTGTACCTGGATTTATATGTGTATTAAGATACTCCATAGGCCATCCTGTTCTTACAATTTTACTTCTTAAATATTCCTCATCTTGTTGTCCATCAAACATTACAGTAGCAAACATACCAATGTGAAATTGAGATGCAAAATAGTTTCTATCGAAAGCATCAAACATAGCATACTCTGTATGTCTAACCCACTTCTTATTTCCTATACGTCTACCTAAGAAGTCATGTGCATCGTAACTACCTGCGTGCCATAAACCATGTGTAGTTATATCAACGTTCAATAACTCTGCCATGTATTTAAGTTGTAACACACCAGGGTGCCAAGCATCTGCAAAGACAAAGTGATCTCCATCTTCTACTTTTTCTTTCTGAAAAAGATCTGCTATAATTTTAACTTGTTCAGACTTATAAATGTTCGTGCCTGCAAAGTCTAAGAAGGCACCGGGAGTGGTGCCATTTGCTATGTCTTCTGGTCCTTCTATAACAGTAACGTCCTGTCCTGTTCTATCAGATATTGACTGGGGGAACTCGTCTTTCCACTGAGCTGTATATCTAGTCTCTACATATTCTAAATCAACTAAATAAATCATTTTCTATTATCCCTCCATTCTCATTATCCTCGTATACTTCAACTCTAACAGGTCTGTTAGGATACTGTTCTTCTATATAATTTATAAGAGCTTCACCTATCATTTCACAAGACTGGTGGTCTAGTTCGAGGACTGCGGTAGAGCTGTCTACTTCGTCATAAAGTCTTTCTAGTTCACGTTTAAATTGTATGAACTCTACATCTCTGTCGTTATGTTCTACACCGAGTGTTACATAGAAATGGAACATGTGTCTGTGAGGATATCCTAAAAAGCTAACATCGTCCCATTCACCTGTAGCATACTTAGGATTTGTATCTGCTCCTGGGAAAAAATGTACTCCCTCTTTTTGGAAGCTTACTTTTATGAAGCGGTTCTTATAAGCCATGTTGGTTCCTCTCTGTTTGTATATTTAGCAAAGTCAATTTTGTATTTGTTGTAATACCTGCGATAAGAGTTGACTACACTCTCACCTTTTACATCGTCTGGCATTGCCAACGGTAATCCTTTTACATCTGCCTCACTAGCAAATGGAATATTTTTAGGTGCGTACTTCAAAAGATGTTCTAATTTTTCTTGTGTTAAGTGAGTACGCCCATACCTGTGAGTATATTCTTTAGATAGTTTATACCATAGATCATATAGATAATTATAATTGGCAGAGCTACTTCTAACCCAGATACCATCTGGGTGGTTAACATGGCTTGCCTTATATAATGTAGATTCCATATTGTTATTACTATGTCTCCATCGCTTGATAGCTCTACCGTTTTTTGTTTTGTCTCCATATAAATCTCCGTCTAATACTCTATGTGCTGTAGACATTAGTTGTGCGTATTCAATTACCATTTTAACAACATGCTTATCACAATGTTGTTCTGCACATAGTAGTGGGTTTTCATTAAGTAAAAATATGTTCATTCAAATAAATCCTCTAAACTACTAGGTGCCTCCGTACCAACAGCCATGCTCTTCATACTGCCACCTAAATACTGGTTGTTTTCCCAGGCATCGTATTCTTCACGATTAGTTACATTGTACAAGTTTCTGAACTGTCCGTCAAGTTTTAACTTACCCGTAAACTTCAATAAGGTATCCTTGTCTAACATCATAGATTCTAAGTGTGCCATAAAGTTTCTAATGGACATTAGGATAAATGCTGTCCTAACATAGATCCAAGTGTTTAAGTTGCCATATTTCTCTTTAGCTTTTAAGGAAGGTGTGTTCATAAGCTCGTGAAATTCGTCTAGATCTACGCCCAATTGGACTGTTTCCTGCACGTTATTGTACATTTCACGATACAAATTAGACATTTTCCTATTGAACTTAGTTGTGCCTTTACCCATGTAATATAAACCCGTCTCAACCGCCCTGCTGTGTGTAGTAGAGTCATATGATATTTCTACATTGTCATACAAACCGTTCTGACAAAAGACTAAGTAAGGAAGCATACGTCTGATACTACCTACTCCCAAGACGTGTAAGTGCATGATCTCTTGTGGCCATATCTTAGCAATCTCAGAGGCAATAAAGGCTCTTTTAACATCTTCTAATGGGCCGGTGCCTAGAGCCGCTGCTCCCATTGCAACACCACCAATTCTATCGTGCCATTCTGATGGTACTTCTTCCATTAGAAGCTCATACCATCTAAGGTATGTATCAATACAGTTACCCTGTAGGATAATATAAGGTTTACATGTACTACCTGCTTTATCAAATATTTCTAATTGTCTTTTAACATTTCTACCTGTCTTACGAGCCAGTTCTTCATAGTTCTCAAAGTCAAAGAACCTAGCCTTTGTATCGTTTCTATCTGACTTACCGCCTGTAAGGATAACAGGTATCTCATCAAAGCACATGCCAACGTCTGCCCACTTGGCTTGGTTCTCATATACTTTATCTTTTAATTCATCTGTAATTACCATACCTTGGGTAACAATCTGTAGTCCACCTGAGTCTGCGTGGATCTCATTTACATGAGGCTTATATACTGTGAACCTTTCACCAAAGCTTGACTCTGTATGTGCGTTGTAAAGCATAGAAAACTTGTGGCTATGTACATCAGTTACTAACTTGTCTATAAGCATGTTTATTATCTGGGAGTTTGTCTCGTCTTTTGCTACACTAGGATTACTAAATCTCATATAGCTAGTACCCGAAACAACATAGTCTAGTTTTCTATTTTTAATCATGATCTAAGAATCTCAATTAACACCTTAGCTTCTGCTGTTGCATCGTCTAAAGCATTGTGGTTATTTGCCTTGGGCAATCTTTTATTCAATACATTCATAAGAGTTCGTAAACAAGATATGTCCCAGAACTTCCAGGGTATGTCTACGTTCACTGCTTTCATTGCACTCTCTAATATAACAATATCAAAGTTGGCACCGTAACCCCATGCTGGGAATGATTGTGTGCCGTACCAAGACACAAATTTGTCTAGTGCTTCTTGTAGATCAACAGGATCTTTTTGCCAAGCCTCTCTAGCCTCGACAGTTTGTTCTTGCCACCACTTAATTGTACCAGGATCTATGTGTAGTCCTGCCTCTTTACATGACTTAGCATCTACATTAATATAAAACGTATCTACAATTTCCATGTTGTCAATTAGTACTGCCCCAATAGATACAATACATGCGTTAGGTTCTGTACTTAGAGTTTCTAAGTCAATTACTACATGTTTTTTAGATGTGTCCATTGCCTATTTCCTGTAATTTAATATTGTCCATAAATTCTTGTTTAAGATGTATGTTAGTTTTTAACTCACCTTTAACAACCGTTGTTTGTGTAGAACTATTACTTGCCATTATGCCTCTGTTCTCACAGCAACCATGTCTCGCTCTAATGTAAACTGCTACACCCTTACTTTGTGTAAGTTTCTCAATACGTTCTGCTATCATTTCTGTTAGCTCTTCTTGTAAGTGTCCGCGATTTGATAAGTGCTGAGCAACTCTTGTGTACTTGGACAAACCAATAACAAAGTCACCTGGCAAACACCCTATGTAACATACACCACTCACTGGTTGGTGATGATGTGAACACATGGATTTAATATTCATTCGTACAACAATTAGTTGATCGTACTGGCCTTCGTTAGGGAAAGAAGCTATCCTAGGATCTGGTAAATACCTACCACTCATTATCTCATTAATATACATCTTTGCCAAACGATTAGCTGTACCTTCTGAATTTGGATCATTGTCTGTGTCTATAATAAGACTACTTAATACTCCTTGAAACTTACTTGCCAACTCGTCTATAAGTTGTTGTCTCTCATAGTCATCTAATATATATTCTGAAATATTATCAGCGGCAAAGTAACGTTTACCGTCTGCTTTTAGTCTTGTCTTAATTATCTCGCTCATTAAATCTGTCATTATTTTTTCTCCCACGGAAATACTAACCATTGTGTGTTATTATACAGAGTCTTACCTACAAAGTCAAGCTCCATTGTACCAATTTTATCATAAAGTACCGCCCATTGGCTAGTAGGCATGTACTCTTTTATCTGTTGTATTGTTAACCCAGAGTCACATATATCATCTACAAATATCAGCTCGTCTACGTTCTCTTCTAAGTTAAGTAGAGTTGGTACATCTTTATCGCTACCATCTCTTGTCTGCCATTGTAGAGCTGTAAAAGGTATGTCTAACATCTGAGATATCATAACCCCTGGTATAAGTCCACCTCTACTAATGCCTATTACTCTTTTATATTCTCTCTCACCTATTCGTAATGCCAACAACTGGACAATCTTTTCCATCTGACTCCAGTTGATATACATTTTAGGCTCACTCATATTTTTACCGCCAGTACAACTAGGATACATAGCTGAATTATAATAACCAACAGTAACTCTAATGCTAAAATTGTGTGATACCATATCCATCTTGTTTTATATGCTGTATCTATTGATACGTCTGCTGGATCTGGATCT